ACTGCTTCAACAGTAGCAGTTGTTCCTACCCCTGCAGATGGTGCAGAGACCGTTACAGTAGGTGCTGTAGTGTATCCAGAACCCCCTGAAGTGATGGTAACTATACCTATGGTGTTATCACCTATAAATGCTGTTCCTGCTGCTCCAGACCCTCCTGAACCACTTACTTGGACTGTAGGAGCAAGAGTATAACCAAGACCTGGATTTGTAATTACAATCTGCTGAACAGATTTTAAATTATCACTTATATTCAAATTACATACATTGATTCCACTAATCATTGTGGCAGTTAAAATACCAGTAACCCCTCCTGCAGGAGCAGAGCTTACACCGATAGTTGGAATATTTTTATATCCACCACCTCTATTACTAATGTTGATAAGTCTAATAGCACCATCTGTAGTATAACCCACTACAGCAGTTGCAGTTGCTCCAGTACCAACTAGAGTTAGAGTCTGAGAAGATCCAAGTAATGTTGATAGACCATCTTCAGATGTTCCATCTGCATTATCACCCGTTAAATTATCATCAATCTCAGCAACTCCTGTGTCAATAACTTCATCTTCGTAACGGAAGAGTTCACATTTCAGAGTGTAGACATAATTCTTTCTTAACTGATAAAAAGGTTTTTCATGTTCTACATATTTAATTTCAAATAAACGATCACCTAATGGAAAATAAACTAGATCACCCTCTTTAGGTCGGGTAGTTAACTTTACATTAGATTCGTTTTTAAGTAATGGTTGAATATATGTTTCCCATCTTTCTCTAGAAATAACAAGAGTTACTTCATTGGTTTGCTCAATACCAAACTTTGATAACAAAGTAGGATTTTCTGCATATCCATCAAAATTATCTACATAAGCTTCTAATGGATATGAATCGTTAAATGTAGATTGAACAACCTCACGTATTATAGTTTTTTCATTCATATATTTGCGAGGAAGATAGTGTATCTCAACACCATACATCCTCAACTGTTCATTGATTAAGTCTTGTACTAAATTTTGTTCTGATGAAGATCCTTGTTGGAAAAATGGATTGAGCATAACATTATCCTACCATATCCAAAGGTGGAAGTTCATAAGTATTAGACATTTGCTCTCTGATAACTTCTAGATCTTTTTCTGCATCATCATAGATTTGTCTTCCATTCATCTCAACTCCACCAGGCAATTTAACACCTTGGAATTTTAATAAGTTTTGTCCCCATTGTTTCTTTATGAGAGCAGTAGCATATCTCTTTAAGAATGAATCATTCCATACTCTAGTATAATCATTTGGATTCATAAGTCTAAAGCATTCAAGAACAATAAATTCATCAACTTCACATGCTGACCAATCAATATCAAGATACAATCTATCCTGTCTTTGGTTAAATCTAATCTGTTTACGTGTGGTTAATAAGTAATCAATATCAGACAAATATGTCTGTGTCATTGCATAACTTAAAAGACCATTATATCCAAGATTAAAAGCAATATCATTTAAGAATAACTGATATTTAATACTAAACATATTATTTGATATTGCATTACTTCCACCAAAACGGAATATTTTTTCTACACCAATAACAGATGATGGAACTGGTATATAATTACTATTTTCATACCACTCAAAATCTGATTCTGTTCCTGCAATATCTGCTGTTACAGTTTCGGTTGTTATTCCTGTTCTTTTCTTTCCCGTTAAAACAGATGCTCTTCCTCTATCAATATCAGCTTGAGTTATTTGATACTTAAGATATGTTCTAACCACCCCATCAAAATGCCTTTCATGAAAATACTGAATAGCATCGTCAATTCTATCTTCACATTGTTCGTCAGCGACATTAATCTCCAGCACGGGAGCACCTAATTGCCTTAAGCAATACTGTTTAAATTCGGATCTACTTCCTGGTTGTGCCATTTATACTCTACCTCTATTATATTTAGGGTGCGGAAGCAATTCCAGCATGAACTAATATATTTCCGTTTACTATATTATAAATTGTTGCTCCAGAACTTACTAGAACATTATACTCATATCTACCTTCTGACAAATCTCTTGTAGCAGTAGATCCCATTGATATTTCAAATATACCACCACCAGCACTTGTAAACCCTACAGTAAAGGTTCCTGAAGGTGTGGTAGTAGCACCAATACCTGCACTTTTTTGCATTTGAGATGATCCAGTCCAAACTGAAGTTGTTGTCAGTCCTTGGAAATCAAAAGCAACATCAGAAGTGTCAACTACATTAAAAGTCGCCTTAAAATCTGCACCAGTATAAAGTGCTAAATTAGCAGCATATGGAACTCCTGCATTTGGATCAAATGTCAGATTTTTACTTGCCATTGACTAATTCCTTAAGTAGAGATTTGATTTCACCAATTTCACCTTTTAAATCTGCAAGATCTTTTTCCATAATATCAACTTTTTCATGATTTAATTTTTTTACATCACGACTAGAAGTATAATGAATATAATCTAAAGAATTTACATTTACAATTGTATTTGTATCAGGATCTCTTGCAAGATCAGAATGTCCTTCAATATTGTAATGTTCCATACTATGCTAGTGCCATTACTCTTAAGTCCTTGACTCTAGGAACATATACCTGACTATCTCCTGTCAATAAGAGTTTAATTCTATAATATCTAAATGCAGGTAAATTATCAGCAGTAAAAGTATAATCACTAAAGTTTGCTGTTTCTATGAAACTATAATCATTAATTTTAGGAACAAACTTATCAGATTGACCATCACTATCTTGAAGATTAATTACTTCACCTCTACTGTTTAGATTATTAAATCCAGGGAAAGGTGTGAAAATTGGTTCAAATGATTGCTTATCGCCAATAGCATAGAAAGCTCTAACATTAGCACCAACATGAATATGTGCTGCCAATACAATTTTAAGAGAAGTAGCTGGATTTTCTATCCTTATTTCCTTACTTAGATACTGGCAAGCAGTAGGATCTTCAAGAAGAGTTTTTACTCTCCTATCTGTTGCATAATTATCAACAACATCATTAACTCTATTAGATACAAGAATTGTGCTAATTCTTTGAGAATCTAATACAGGAGTTAACTTAGTATTAGTAGTGTTTAAACTTACTCTTATCTGCATAGATTTATTTCCTTCAATATTATCTAATCTTTCATCCTCATTAACTTTTGAGTAAATTGCTCTAGAGCTAGTAAGGTAATTTGTTTCACCAATAGTAATAGATTCAAATCCTTGATCAACATATGGAATTTGACTGTCGTTAATACCAGATGCAGAAACAGTTCTTATTTCAGCACCAATTGTAGTTCCAGTAACAGTCATATTATGAATGATTGGGTTAATAGCTTCAAAGGACATATTTTGTGTAGCTTTGATGTCATAACCACCACAAGATTTGGTTTGATTAAAGTAAAGTTTAGGGAATCCAACATCAGTGCTTCTATCAGTAGCATCAAACTCAGTTCCAGCAAGATCTTTACTTGTTTGATCTATTTTAACATTATAAAAATCAAACCCTATTGATCCAGAAGATGCTGTAGATGTTGAAGTAGATAATCCATGAGTTTTATTAATTCTTGCAAGAGAAACCCCACCAAGTTCATATTTATAAACAGGTGTTCCAACTGAATAGTCAACCTGATCATTTCCTCTAGTATCAATAGTAATTACATTACCAGTAACATTATTATATTTAATAACCTCATTTCCAATCTTAACCAATCCTTGATTAGTTGTTCCAACTCCAACATTTTCAAAAGTTGTAAATGCACTCGCATCATCAACACTAAAGGTAGATTCATTACCAACATCTAATGCAAGACTTAATTTGGTTGGTTTAATATCAGACTGAACATCTTTTATTACTACCAAATTTTCAGTGGAATACATTCCATGATTTTTATGATTAACTTTAAAATGTAATCCATCAGATTCTACATCAATTGAACTTAGGGTAACGTTACCACCATGACTGAAGTTTAACTCTGTTGTAACACCAGCACTATTAGTATATCTCATTGTCTTACCAGCACCAGTAGCAAAGTTACCTTGGACATTATCCAAGATAAGTTCATTTGTCATTCCAATACCAGTAATAGTAAATCTACCATCTCTACCAACAGTTCCACTACCACCAGTAGAAAGACCGATAGTTGTAATACCAACAACATCACCTACCTGATAACCACTTCCACCAGAAGTAATTGTGCAAGCACCAACAACTCCATTTTCAATATAAACATTACCAACTGCACCTCTTCCTTCACCTGTAACAGTTACTAAATTAACATTACTAAATGTCAAATTACCATCTAAAGGTGTATATCCAATACCAACATTGGCAACAGAAAGTGTTCCTGTAGCAGAACCACCTGCACCTACTAGATTACCTGTTGCATTTGTTCCGTCCTGACTAAAGGTATTTCCTTCAACATAACTATCACCAACTGTAGTTCCCAATCCAACTCTTACTCTTCTAGAACCAATAACTATAGAATTTGATTGAAGTGTTGGCATTTGATTATTACCTTCACCTAATTCAGGACTATAGAATTCTACACTTCCTGAAGTTTCAAACTCAGCTCTATAAAGAGTAAATTTAAGATCTTCCCACTGACTTGGTTCCCATGTAGAAGCATTTTGTGACTTAAATAGAGATCCCAAATAAGGTTGGTTAGAAATATAGGTATCAGTTAAAAGATCAGTCTCACCAATTCTAGAAATATAAACACTATATTTTGTTGAGTTTGATGCCAATGCTATAGCATATTCAGTATTACCACCTTCCAAATAAATTGGAGCTTTAAATGTAACAGTAGTTGCTACAGATCCATCTGCAGAAGTAGTAACATCTTCTGGTTGTAAAATAATCTCTGAGAATGGAAGAATATGTTGAGTTGGGAATCCATTCTTCATGGATCTTATTTGGAATACACAAGGAACATCAGCATCATCTTTTGTCCTAAAGAAAATATCACATTTTGTGATAAAGACTCCACCATCATCTTCAACTAAGAATGATTGTGCTAGAGGGTCATACCATCCAGTAATTCTTTCTGATGTTGATCGATCAAGAACATCTTCTCCAACAACAGTTGTTCCAAGACTTTCTTCTACATTTCTTTCTTGGAATTCTTGTCTTTGCTCAACTCTAGCATTTCTAATAGAAAGAATATTTTCTTGAACAGTTTCTAAAGTTCCAGCAGCAGTAAAGGTTTCATCAGTAAGTGTGGATGCTTTATTTGCATCATTTTCTGCATCATTTGTTAAAGTAAATACCTTTGTTCCAGTTTCAAATCTTGGGAAATTGATATTATTAGGATTTGGAATAAAGAATGATCCAGCACAGAATGCAGAAACATCAGAAATTAATTTTACACCAGTAACAGTTGCTCTTGCTCCACTAGTATGTCCATGAATAACCATTCCTTGCTCAATATAACCATGATAATCACCTTGAGCTTCATTAGATAATGAGAAAGTATCTACATTTAATAAATCAGAGGTACTAGAATAAGATGATGATAGAGCTTGATTGGTATATGGATTATCACGGAAAGTTTTTGTAGGAACATTATATGGTCCTTCTTTATGATTTGATTGAGCAACCCTAAATCTAATTTGAGGAACATTATCCCTAGTTCTTCCACCCAATCCAGTATTGGTAACTGTTCCATGACATTGTTCTCCAACTTGGAATGTTCCAGAAGTCATTGATATTTCAATCAATTTAGGAACACAATACTTAGTTACATTTTGACCATCAAAGAAAGCAAATAGTTGTGTTAATGGTTTAACTTTTTTAGCAACAAATTCAATATTTCTAGATCTCATAAATGGAACAAGATCTCTACTAACAACTCTATCTCCTACAGACTGTTCATCAAATGTTTCAGTAACAACAGTTTGAGTTCCAGTTCTTGCTGCAGTTCCAGTTCTAGTTGTCTCTCTCTGCCATTCTCTTATAGTTACAGTTTCTGTTTGTTGAACCCATGCAGCAGGGTTATTACCCCAATCACCATTAATCCAACCACCTCTACCAAAAGTATTCTCAGTAGTTTCTACTCTAGTTCCAGATTCAAAATCACGAGTCTCAATTCCAGTCCAAGTGGTTTCCCATGAATTCCAAAGAACAGGGCCTAAACCAGTTTGAGGATCCACACCTTCATTTCTTACCAAATTATCCATCGTGGCAGCATAATTACCTTCAGTTTGAATAATTTTAGCTTCTAATCTTGCAGTATCTACCCAAGTATCAGATGCAGGAGTTAACTCCATAGTTCCTTGCCAGAAACTAATTAAGAAAGGAGTAACACTTTCTGATCTAGTAGCAAAGTTTTGCTTAAGCCATTCAACTTCACCATAATCTAATGTTATACAATCAGATGATTTTCTTACATTAATACCTTCAAGTGTAGCAAATTGTTGATCATCAGTAGCATCAACACCTACAACAGGACCAGGCATACAATCAACTGCATTAGTATAATGTCTTGGACGTAATTCTTTTCTCTTTCTATCTATTGAATTGTTAATAGTTACATTTTCTTCTTGAGTTTGGAAAGCTGTAAAATTATCAACAAAAAATCCAGACTTAAATCTATTCAATCCATCATTATCTGGAACAAATAAATTAGCTGTATTAGTTTCTAATAATGAAAGAGTTGTATAATACTCAAGATTTTTAATTCTAGTATCCAGTTTCTTAATATCAGACATCGTATATCTACGATGATCTAAGAATCTTAATGTAGCATCTTTAGGATTATAAAGATATGGAGGAAGACCAATACTTGCTATTTCTATTGCATCATCAACAGGAACTGGTTTCTTAGGATCTTCAGATGGTTCACCAAATTTTACTTGGAAATTTCCAGTTTTACTTAAGAAAATCCTATCAATTCTAGGAAGGAAGAATGAATAATCTATAACTATAGATTCATCTGATGCTAAAATGTTTGGAACAGAATCTCCAGATCCAGTAAACGATCTTCCAAGGAATTCTAAAGGAGATCGATCTCCTTCTGAAACTGATGCAATTGAAGAAACTCTTGGTCTAATATCAATAATATCTGTGGCACTATTTCTATCAATTCTTATTATATCAAATCCATATGTAAATGAATCATAAGAATTAACTGTAATAATATCTCCATCATCATTAGCATCAAAAGATCCACTTTGATAATAAATTTTTATTTTTCTCTTAGGAGCATCAGCATCTGCTTTTCTCTTAATTGTTCCATAATCATAAAAAGTTACTTCACCACCATCAAAGAAATTATAATTTGGTGATATATCAAAACTAATTGCATCTAAGGTAGAAACAACTGCTTGTGCTGAAGACTCTTGGAAAGTTACAGTTTCACCTTCTTTAAATTCAAGATTATTTTTGTAAATAAAACTAATTTGATTATTAGTTAATTTTTCTGCTACAATTGCCACAGCTTCACTATCTTGACCAACAATATGCTCACCAATAATCAATTCATTAGTGGTAGTTGATTGTGTAACTATAGAAGAAAGAGTTGCTTTTGGACATGATGGATCACTTGCATCTGCTGATTCAAAAACACCATGAATTTGAACAAGGTCAGGAACATTAACTGATATAACATCATCTTGAACTCTTGTTCCATATGGATAATTTCCATATGTCAATCCATCATTTAATGTTGTTGCTCCAATTCCAGAACCTTGTTCTTTTGAATAATTAATAACAATAGATTTAACTTTATTGTTTATTTTCTGCTTAGCTAATGGTTTTGCTTTTTTAATAGTGGCAATAAGAGTTGCACCATTATTAGATTGCGATGGAGTTGTTAAACCACGAATTTGGCATGTGTTACCAGTTCCAAAATCAAACTGATCAGCAGTTAAATCATAAGTTGTCCCATCAGCACCAATTAAAGAATACCTTTTAGGTGTAAATGGTTGGAAAGTTTCATTAGCACCTAAAGTTGGTAATGGAGTATTTAATTGACCATTACTTATAGTTACTGCAAAAGATTTCCTTATAACAATACTAGCAGAAGTTAAATCAACATTTGAAATATTTTTCTTTGGAAGAGGAGTAAATAAAGTATTATCAGATGAAGGATCTAATAAAGTTGTTAATACTTTCAAATCACTTGTACTCTTAACCGATGTTTTTGGAAGGGTACCGTCAACTACTCCAGTAACAGTGGTAACTCCAGTGACATAAACATGAGAAGATCCCACACTTACCACTCTAGCCATAATTGGATCTTCTGAGTAAGTCAAATCCGTATATTGAATTAAATTACCAACAGTTGTAATGCCAGGGAAATTTGGATTAGCACTCTTAACAATTGATTGATTATTTGAATGAGTAACCATACCAACTGTTGCTACTCCTACAGAGAATAACACTGAAGGAATTACATTAGCATTAAATGTATTAATACCAACTAGACCATCATCAGTTCCATAAACTGATTTTACATCAGATACAGAATACTCAGTAATACCTACAGCAACTCTTCCATTATTGACACCATTGATTATAAGTTGTTCATTTTTAATAAAATTACCAGTCTTTTCATATACAGTTACTCCCAATCCAGCAGTAACAGATGACTGTAAAAATGCTTTTGCACCACTTCTTTTTCCTTCAATAATAGCAGGAACTGACTGTGTTAATGGATTATTTAATTTTAATTCCGTAAATGTTTGTACATCATATAAAGCAAGTTCCCATTCATCTAAATTTGAATTATTTGAATTATAATTTTGAGATTCTAATCTAAAGTCATAAACCCTAGCATACCCAATTTCATTTCCTGCAGCATTTTCTTGATTAGATCCTTGTCTTTCATTTCTAAGACTTAGAATATATGTACTACCAATACCTACAGTGGGAGTTCTATAAACACTATTCAGTTTATAAGTTGGACCAGTATTATAAATTATTGACTGATTCTCTATTAGTTTTGTATCCCTTGTTTTAGGACAATCAATAAATGTTGGATTTAATGTTTCAATTTCATATCCTTTTACATATGCTTTTCCTGGAGAAATCTTATATACAGCTAAATCAGAAGAAGGAGTTCCTCCTTGAGGTGTAAATTGTCCAGCTTGAAAAATACCTCTATTTCCAATATTATCGTTTAAAGAATTAAAAACAGTAATATCAAATGGTTTTATATCATAATTACCACTTTCATCAAAAGTTCTTCTTGCTAAAGTATCTGTTAAATCTAATGAACCTGCACCTCCCCCACCAGCTATTATTAATCCATTACCACTACCACTTGAAGCACTTCTAGCAGTTCTTAAAACACCATCATTAACAATTCCTAGTTCCACAAAACTAGTATCATCAAAATCATCTACAGATTTTTTGAAAAGACTTAATGAAATCTTTAATCTATCAGCACCTGGTGCAGCATAATTATTATATCCCTGAGAATTATCGTTCAAACTCTCATCAATATCAGCATTAATTATTTCTTCATTAACAAACAAACCAATCCTATAATTAGGTGTTGTTCCATATTGATCAAGAATGAGAGTTTCTTGTTGAACTCCTACAAATTGACCATGTACAAAATACACACCTTCTTGGATTTGGAAAGAAGACCCTGTTATAGCAGCACTATTACTTAATGTAACCCCAAAAGGAGCACCTGGAGCAATTGTTGTATTACCCAATAATCCAGATGAAATTGTGGTATTACATGTTAATTCTTCTCCATCAAAAAATTCTTGAGTAGTATTATTAGTTGTACTTGAATTTAAATAATTAATATAAACAGTAAGTTGACCACGTTCAGACTCTTCAGGTAATAAAACATTATCTACAATAGCAGAAACTCCAGATCTTTGTCCAGTAATTTTTGTACCTATTAATTGATCCACATATGCAGATACAGGAACACCTTGATAATTATTTTGTATTTGAACACCATAATAAATTTGATTA